AAAGATGATTACGAAGAAGGCGGCTCCGGCCTGGCTGGAGTGGTCTGCTCGCTATGAGCTGAACCGGATGGCCTATGAGCCTGGCGCGCCGAAGATAACAGAAGCCCGTGAATACAATGCATGGCCTGGATGGGGTGTTGAACCGGCCAAAGGAAATGTGAAACCTTGGAAAGAGTTGCTTGACTTCTTGTTCAATGGGTATCCTACTGAGCGGCAATGGTTTGAGCGATGGTGCGCCTACCCTCTTATCTACCCCGGTGCCAAGATGTATACGGCCACGGTACTGTGGGGCGTGAATACCGGCACAGGCAAGACGCTGGCAGGGGTTTCGCTCGGCAGGATCTATGGTAAGAACTTCGCTACTATCGGTGACAAGCAGCTGCAAGACTCCAGGAATGCATGGGCCATTAACAAGCAGTTTGCCCTTGGTGATGACGTCACAGGCCATGACCAGCGCAAGTATGCCGATAGACTGAAGGCCATGATTACCCAGGAGAGCGCTCTTCTTCGGGGAAGTGCTCAAGGCCAATAGTGAGTAATCGGATGACCAAAGCATTTCGGGTATAGCGTCCGAAGCGCGTGCCTCGTTGCGCCTCAAGCCAAGCTTTGGCTGCGGCAGATCCAAGGGCGGCTGAAAGAGTAGAGGCTTCTTTACGTTCAGCTAGGGTATACGGTCTTGCCCGCTCAACTGAATTGTGGGTGGCAACAATGCGATCTAGCTCCTCCATGAGCTGATCCGGGAAGGCGATAATCGTGCTTGGCATCTGCATCTCCTTATCAATCAGAGCTCGCATTTTATATGCTCGGTGTCGAAAGTAACCCAATTGGGCCTGTTGAGGGCTCAGCGTTTTGCTGCGGCAAATAGCACTTTCAGCAAAAAGAGAGACAAGCACTTTCTGCGACTTGCTTAAAAATTAAGCAAATAAGGCACTTAAAAAGAGCCCGTTACAACTCGAAGTGCAGTGGTGTGCGCAGAACGAAACGGACATAGGCCTTGCAGCACAAGGCTTTCGGAGATAAATGCGCAAAACTACACGCGCTACTAAAATCAGCCTAACTTTATTAGAAGTTAATATTAGTACGTAATACATATAGTCTATTATTTTTACTACTTTAGAATTGTTAAAAGATATGTAGTAAATATAGCAGCTGATATAAAGAGCTGCGCCGCAAGGCTTTCGGCCGTTACATGATTGGAGGCCAATATGTAACGGCGTGTAGATTACCTGCCCTAATCTCGCTGGAAGCCTTGGTGTGCCTGGCTTCCAGCGTCTATGGAAGTGTAGAGACGACCATAAAGAATCCGGCGGTAATATTTATTTGCTCCGGGCTATTTACAAATGTTTAGTCAAGGTATAATCACGCCACATGGTTTCCAAACGCAAGGCTCCTTCGCAACCCATTCCAGGTAAAGCCTGGGAAGCGCTGTGCACCCCGGCTCCTAAGAAGATTAAGCCTAAATCCCAGTCCAAGAAGCAAGGCCCTGGGAAGATGCGAGCAGAGAACGCAGAGATGAAGCTTGATCCCAGAGTGGATGAGATTATCAAGGCCGTTAAAGAAAAGTTCCCTGTCAAGCCCAAGACCCCTAAAGTTCTTCGCGAGGATGGGGTTATCCCCCAAGGCAATCCAGATTACTACACCCCTGAGCTAGGTCAAGCAGTTTGTGACCTCATCGCTCATGGAGTTAAGATCGACGACCTCTATCGGCTAGGCGGCTTGGTAGTTATGCCATCAGCAGATGTGTTTTATCGCTGGCTGGTGAAGTACCCTGACTTCGATAACATGTACTTCAAGGCCAAGCAGGCCCAAGCCGAGCGCTTTGCCGCTGAGATACTTGACATTGCCGACGACGGCACCAATGACTTCGTGGAGAAAGAGATTGCCAATGGGCGCAAAGTCGTCCAGCTCGATGGAGAGCATGTTGCGCGCTCCAAACTGCGCATCGAAACCCGGCGCTGGTTGATGAGCAAGTATCGCCCTGTGCGCTATGGCGAGCGCACAGCCCTTGCTGTGACGGGTGCCGATGGTGGCCCTTTGAAAGTGCAGTCTACTACCCTGGATCCTGAGAAGCTCAAGCAATTGAGCGACACTGAGCTTGAAGCTGTGCTGGCCATAGCGGAGAAGCTCAATGCTCCCTAACCTCGCAGGCCAAGACGAACTCCTTCTGCTCCGAGCAGAGAAGGCTCGACGCTCACTGCAGGACTTCTTCAAGTATTTTGCTTGGCCAGTTCTGCAACCTGCCACGCCATTCAAAAGTAATTGGCACATTGGCGCTATCTGTGAGCACCTCACCGCAGTGAAGATGGGGCAGATCCGCAAGCTTGCCATCAACATGCCTTTTCGCATGCTGAAGTCCTCTCTTGTAAGCCAAGCCTTCCCGGCATGGGACTGGATCGATAATCCAAGCCGGCAGTTCCTCACGGCCTCATACGCCAAAGAGGTTGCCACCCGCGATGCGGTAGACAGCCGGCGCATCATCGACTCTGCAGGCTACCAAGCCGCCTACAGCAAGAGCTTCCAGCTCACTTCTGACCAGAATGTCAAGTCCCGCTACGAGAATGACAAACGGGGCATGCGCACCATCACTTCTACCGATGGCGCAGGTACGGGCTTCGGCGGTGACATCCGCATAGTGGATGACCCAGTCAGCGCAAAGGAAGCCGATAGCGCCCTGGCTCTTGCTGCTTCCATCGAATGGTGGAAGGGCACGATGGTAACTCGCGCCAATGACCCAGAGACTGGCGCTGCGATCCTGGTGCACCAGAGATTGAATTCCAATGACCTAACAGGTTATGTGCTGGCCAACGAGGATGGGTGGGATCATCTAGTACTGCCATTTAGGTATGACCCAGCACTGCGCAAGACCACTTCGCTTGGCTTTGTGGATCCTCGTCAGGTTGAAGGTGAGTTAATCCATCCGGCGCGGGTTGGAGAGAAAGCTGCTGCCGACTTGGAGAAGTCGCTTGGCAGCTATCATAAGAACGCACAGTTGCAACAGAATCCTGAGCCTCGGGGCGGGTTGATCTTCCTTCGCAAGGACTGGAAGTTCTACAAAGCGCTGCCTGCGGACCTCGACGAAGTTGTAATGAGCGTGGACTGCACCTTCAAGGACTTGCAATCCTCAGACTACGTTGCCATACAGGTATGGGGCCGCAAAGGAGCAAACCACTACCTCTTGCATCGTGTCAAGGAGCACCTTGGCTTTAGCGCCACGTGCTCGACTGTGCGCACTGTGCGTGCCCTTGCTAATTCGAAGTTCAAGCCGGCAGTGAATGCAGTCCTGGTAGAGGACAAAGCGAATGGCAGTGCAGTGATTGAGACCCTCTCTTCCGAGATAGGCGGCATCATCCCAGTCAGTCCGGATGGCGGCAAAGTAGCGCGGGCTTATGCAATGCAGCCTGACCAGGAAGCGGGTAATGTCTGGCTGCCTGATCCTGAGATAGACCCAGGTATTGAGGTCTTCCTCAGCGAGGTCTCAGCATTCCCAGGAGTGGCCCATGAGGACTCGACAGACGTTATAACCCATCATGTCAACTGGGCGCGCGCTCGCGTGAAGAGCATGGGCTTACTCGAATGGATGAAGAGCGAAGTGAATGAAAGGAAAGCGGCATGAGCTCAACCCTGAGCCTCATCAAAGCAGCGCACGCGGCTCCTCAGGATTTGAGGAAGCTCTACAAGGGTGACGCGCCAGGCCATGAGTTTCGTGGGAACCAGTATTCGGACAGCGGAGCTGCGATGAAAGAAGCAGAGGCTTCTACAGTCATTGCAAGCAGCGCTTCTGCTGCAGCTTCCCAAGGTCCTCGCAGCCGAGCACAGCAGCAAGCTCTGCATAACAAAGCTTCAACAGCGCACAATGACGCATCAGGAAAGCACGATGCTGCCATCAAGGTTGCAATTGACAAAGCGGCCAAGGCTTACCACGAAGGCAAAGCGGCTGAGCATCGCCAGCGCTCGATCGAGCATGGTGCTCGAGGACGGCTGTAACTTTAGTTTTTAAGGAGTTCAAAATGAGCGAAGTCTTAAAGCTTATCAAGCAAGAGCATCAAGGGCTGGGCACAGACTTGGTTAAACTTTATAAAGGCGAGCAGCCTGGCCATGAGTTTCATGGCAATCAATATACAGGAGGCGAGGGTAGTAATACAGGTTCAAGTGGCGGGCAACTTCACTCAAGCCAAGAAACTGCTATTGCAGAAGCCAAACAGCGTGAAGCAGCTACAGGTATACGCCATGGTATACTGACTAGCAGCGTAGGTTATGAAGTTCACCCACAAGGGTACAATCCAAATAAGTCTTTTGATCCGGTACAGCGCGAAAAAGATACGCAAGCACTAGAGCTCTACAGGGAAGCACGTATAGCTTCAGATAAGGCAGACAAAGGTAATTCAAAAGTTCTGCATGTTACTGCCGCAAAAAACCATGAGGCCGCAGCTAAGCAGCCCAGTTCGAAGGAGTTGCGTGTATATCACCAAAGGCAAGCCGAAACTCATAAACAGGCCGCGACAAAGGCATCATGAACATTAAGGTGACCGCCCATGACTTTGGGACCAAAGCCGGCGAGTTCGGCTTTGCCGCTTCCTCCGGAACTCAAGTCTGTAAAGGGCTTGATAAGCTGAAAGCGCTTATTGGAGAAGGCAATGCCGTCGTGACTAAAGTCTCCGTAACTTCCTCAATGGCCCCTGAAGATTTCATAGAGACCACGGTCACCCTTACCCTGGTGGAGCGAGTCTAATGGCTACCCGCGAGCAGATGGGCTCAAATATCGAGCCAGGGGTCATCAAACGGGTCTCAGACGGCCTCCGGTATGCCATTACAGGTGTGAGCCCTGCTAACTGGTTCGGACCGTCTCAGCCTCTCCAGCCAGCGGCTCAGGAGCAAGCCGAAGGGCGGATGTTTGACTACCCGGTCGGCTACAACCTACGCATCCAACCACGCAGCGAAGAGGGTATCAGCTTCGCCCAGCTTCGAGGTCTGGCTGATGGCTACGACCTGCTCCGTCTCATCATCGAAACCCGCAAGGATCAGATTGAGGCCTTTGACTGGGAGATAGTGCCCAAGGACAAGGACATCGATGCAAAGATCTTGGCTGCTGAGATCAAAGCCGCCACCGCATTCTTTGAACGCCCAGACCGCGAGCATGACTGGCCTGAGTGGCTGCGCCTTGTTGTGGAGGACTTGCTGGTCATCGACGCCGTGTGCGTATACCCCCGCATGGACCGAGGAGGCAAGCTCTATGGACTTGAGCTTGTAGACGGCGCGACAGTCAAGCGGCTTCTCGACGATGGCGGACGCACACCCATGGCACCGAGTCCTGCGTATCAGCAGATTCTCAAAGGCATCCCGGCAGCAGACTACACCACAGAAGACCTCACCTACATGATGCGCAACCAGCGTACTTGGAAGGTCTATGGCTATAGCCCGGTCGAGCAAATTATCATGACGGTGAACATCGCACTCCGCCGTCAGGTCTCGCAGCTACAGTTCTACACTGAGGGCAACATTCCTGAGGCCATTGCTCAACTGCCCAAGGACTGGCCCGCTTCTGCCGTCAAGGACTTCCAAGGCTGGTGGGACAGCTTGATGGAAGGCAATACTGCCAATCGCCGCAAGATGAAGTTCATCCCCAACATTGAAGGCATTCTGTTCCCCAAGGCCGGGCTCATCAAGGATGAGTACGATGAGTGGCTGGCACGCATTGCCTGCTTTGCCTTCTCTGTTTCACCCACAGCCTTCATCAAGCAGAATAACCGAGCCACAGGGGAGCAAGCTGCCGAGACTGCCAAAGAAGAGGGCTTAATGCCTCTACTGAAGTGGACTTCGAACAAGGTCACTTCGCTGCTCAATGGACCTGTCGGGTATCCGCAGCTCGCATTCCGCTGGAAGCTGCAGTCCAAGGTGGACCCGCTGACCCAGGCCAAGGTTGATGAGGTCTATGCCGGGATAAAAGTACTGACTCCGAACGAGATTCGTGAAGATCTTGGGCGTGAGAAGCTTTCTGACGCAGACCGTGAAGCAGCATGGCCAGCACCTCCTGAGTTACCTATTAATGGAGCCCCTTCTGCCAAGGCGCCTGAGGTTAAATCCCAGCCTACCCCAGCAGTCGGGGCTCCGCCCAACACCAACACTACTACCGAGAAGCTCCATAAAGCTGAGCGCAAAGTGACTGCCGTTGGCAAGTACGTCGCTAAAAAGCAGCCAGCGCTCCAGGCTGCGATCGCCAAAGTGCTTAAGACCCAGGGCGTTCAGGTTGCGGCAGCACTGCGCCGTCTTGGCAAGTCAGATTTGATAGACGACCTGCTGGCAGAAATAGACATGGACGGTATCGGCGCGGCTGTCATCGACGCGCTCACACCTGAGATGCTGAAAGCCTTCAAGACTGCAGGACTTAGAGGGTTGGCACAGGTCAGCTTCGAGGCTTCTGCCGACATCACCAAGCAACTGGACGAGGCTGCGCTCAATTATGCAGGGGAACGCGGCGCAGAGCTCGTCAAGGGGATCGGCGATACGACCCGTGATGAGCTGCGCAACTTGGTCTCTAAAGGCGTAGAAGAAGGTCTCTCGCCCTCAGCGCTTGCCGATTCAATCGAAGCCATGGGTGCGTTCGGCGAAGCCCGTGCGGCAATGATCGCCCGCACCGAGCTGGCATTCGCCCATGTGCAAGGCAATGTAGAAGGATGGCGGGCAAGCGGTGAGGTCTCAGGGAAGCAGTCCATCCTCGGCGACCTGCACGACAAAGAAGACGAGTGTGATGAATGCGCGGATGCAGGAATTGTCGGGATTGATGAAGAGTTCATTCCTGGATACTCGCTCCCTCCGTATCATCCTAATTGCATATGTGACATAACCCCAGTCCTTTCACAGGACAACGCTGAAGGAGCCGAGGAATGATCCCGAATAGAAATGGTACGATCAAGCTGACTGCCACGACTGCGCCGCAGACTGTTGCGCTGCCTCCTGGCGGCGGACTCTCTGCGCTGTTTACCAACCTGGGTCCTGATACTGCCTTCATCGAAACTGGCCCTTCCACTGTGACGGCGCTGGCTTCAACTTCGAACAGCAGCGGGGGAGGCGCTCCGATTACGGCCAACCAGATTATCCCATACCATGTGCGCACTTCTGACACCCACGTGTCGGTAGTCAGTGCAGGCACTTCAACTGTCTACATGACTTTGGGCCGGGAGCCGTAAATGTCATTCGCCTACGCTTACCTCTACAGTATTTCTGGGCCTCTAAGTAGCGTCACGCCTGGGCCGCCTGCTGCGAAGGGTAAGTACATCACTGCCAGGTACTTCAGCACGCGGTACTTCAACGGCCTTGCCACTTAATAGGAGATTCAAATGGACTACACTCAACTGCAACCACAGTACCAGCTTGACACCATTGCAGAAGCAATGTACAGCCGCGAGCAAGAACACTACCACTATGCAGTTGACGCTGCAAACTTTGAGCAGATGCTGACTCAGAACCTCGAACCCGCCTATCGTACGATGATCGAGACGCGCCTGACCGAAACACGTGCACGCATGATTGAAGTGGATGCGATCTATGCAGCGTTGAAGTCTCAGGCAGATGCGGCAGACCAAATTGCCTTCGCTGAAGCCATGACACGCACTGCTGCAAAGCGTGCGGCGGTGTAAGGAAGTATCGTGGCTGTCTCCACATCCATAGCAGTTGCGCATAACGGGACTCCGTTTGTCACAGCATACCCGTGGTCAGGAGCAGGGTTTGGAACTAAAAAGTCTGACCCTGGAACTTTACCTGCTGGTAATGCAATAGGCTCAAGCTTTACACCCGCGGGAGATGCCTTAGCAGTTGCACACATCACAACGCCGTTTATCACAGCGTACCCGTGGTCAGGCTCAGGGTTTGGGACTAAATTCACAAACCCAGGAACTTTACCTGCCTCAACTGCTAGTGCTGCAGCTTTTTCTGCAGATGGTGCAGCATTAGCAGTTGCGCATCAGACAACGCCGTTTATTACGGCATACCCATGGTCAGGCTCTGGATTTGGCACCAAGTTCACTAATCCGGGCACTTTACCAACCTTAGACGGACTGGGAGTAGCTTTTTCTGGAAGCAGTCAAGTAGCTCTCGCGCACGATACCTCGCCATTTATCACAGCATACCCGTGGTCAGGAGCAGGGTTTGGGACAAAGTTTACAGACCCTGGAACTTTACCTACGGGCATAGGTAGAAGTGCTAGTTTTACACCCGCGGGAGATGCCTTAGCAGTTGCACACAGCACAACGCCGTTTATCACAGCGTACCCGTGGTCAGGCTCAGGGTTTGGGACAAAGTTCACGAATCCTGGCACTCTTCCTGCAAGTACTGGCAGAGGCGCAGCTTTTTCTGCAGATGGTGCAGCATTAGCAGTTGCGCACAGCACAACTCCTGCTGTTTCAATATACCCGTGGTCAGGCTCTGGATTTGGGACCAAGTTCACAAATCCAGGCACTTTACCAGCATTAGGTCTTAGCATTGCATTTTCAGCAGACAGCTCTGCTGTCGCAGTGAGCGACAACAGTTCTCCCTATGTAGTTGCGTACCCATGGTCAGGAGCAGGGTTTGGAACTAAATTTACCGACCCTGGAACTTTGCCTGCAGCAGGAGGCGGTGTTAGCTTCGGCACAGGGACAGCAGCTGCAGGAATATCTATCTCCGTGGTGATGCACCACTTCAAACTCCTGAGGAGTTAAGAACATGCAATATCTGAAACAATCCACAGCTGCAACAATCATGCTTGGCCCGTTTGTCGACAAGACAGATGGCGTGACGCTGAAAACAGACGCTACCACCATTACCGACATCGACCACGCAACGACAGGTATCTTCCTGTCCAAGGCCGGAGCTGCAGCGGCAGTTCGTACTGCGACTGTGACAGCCAGCGTGGCAGACGCCTATGGCATGATGAAAGTCACACTGAACACAACTGACACAGGCACCGTGGGCATGCTAGACGTGCTATTCGCCAAAGCTGCCACGTACTTGCCGGTGCACAAGTCCTTTATGGTGCTTCCAGCTCAGGTGTATGACTCCATCATGGGGACAGACCTGCTTCAGGTCGATGTCACTCAATTGCTCAATACTGCATGGCTCACTCCTGGCACCGCAGGCACCCCGGACGTGAATGTCAAGACCTTCGGCGGTGGTATAGTGGCAAACGGTTCTGTGCCCAATGTGGTGGCAGGCAATGCAGGCGGACTCTTTATTGCAGGTACCAACGCCGCGACTACTGTGAGCTTCACAGGTAATCTGAGCGGCTCCGTGGGGTCTGTCACTGGTGCAGTCGGCTCAGTCACCGGCAACGTCGGCGGCAGCGTGGCTTCTGTCACCGGCAACGTCGGCGGTGTGACAGGTAGTGTCACTGTAGGTACGAACAATGACAAGACGGACTACGAGCTTTCCAGTGCAGGCGTCACAGCCATCTGGGCAGAGACAATGACCGGTACTGTAACTGCTGTCAAGGCGATGCGTGGCTTTATCGCGGCAATGCTGGGCAAGGTCTCAGGTACTGCGACCAATGCTCCTGTATTCCGTGATGCGGACGACACGAAGAACGTTATCACCGCCACCACGGACGCTGATGGCAACCGCACGGCAGTAACTCTGGACCTGACATGACTCTCCGCGCTGCTCTGCTAGGTAAGCTCCAAGCTCCAGTAGTGGAGAGGGCTTACCTGTGCGCTTTGTTGAAGAAGGCTCAGAGCCTCGACCATGCAGCTCACGAGGCCGCGACGAGTCCTCTCAACTTATTGCAGCAACCAACTGAAGGGCAACGCAGCGCAGGCAACTATAAGAAGGGGCATATCCAGTTTGCTGGACTAAGCATCAGTCTCGAGAATCCTGCCGGCAGCCACCGCCGAATTGAATGGCCCATTATGCAGGCCCACTACGGGTATGTCAAAGGGACGGAAGGAGCAGACAGCGACCATGTGGACTGCTTCTTGCGCCCAAGTACTCCGCTTGACTGGGAAGGTACTGCGTACGTAATTGACCAGCAAGATGCCGAGGGCAACTTCGACGAA